AGGCCATTGTTAGGAGCAGTCGCGACATTAAAGAGTCCGTTAATGTCCGAAGCCTCTGCATACTCGCCCCGAATGGTTTCAGGGTCAGAGGCGGCTTTCACCTCAAGACTTGCAGTCATAGGCAAGTCATAGGGGTGAGTGGTGGTATTGATGAACTGTTCGCCGTGAGACAGCAAATCACGGTGATCATAGATCAACTCATCAACGCCCGCGTCCTGTGCAGCAGCATCAAACACAGGGTCGTCGCTCATCAGCTTGCGAACGCCTGCAGTTGGGTCCTGCAGGTTGTAGGATGGATACCAATCACTGAAACCCCAAAGGTTGCCAACCATCGAAGCCTGCAGGTTGGCTTGGTACATCTTAGGGCGAACAGCCGTGAGCATGACGAGGAAACCGGGTTCGTCAAACCGTTTGGCTTTGTCCATTTTCATCTCATCAGACCAAACCCAAGCTGAAGAAGGAGTACCAGTAGTAGGCTCAACGGTATTAACCGGCTGTGTCCAAGATCTGCTAAAACGAAGGATTTCCGGATCGCCCATGTTTTCGCGAACCGACTTGACGCCATACGTTTCAAGGTACTTTTCATAAGTCAGCTCCGTCATTTGCATCTGTTGCAACATCATCCAACCCTGCATGTGCTCGAAGTGATCCGAGCCATCGACAGTTGGAACCGCTGAGTCAGCGGCCTTGAACATCATGTTTTGATACCAGCTCACATTATTGAGCTTGATTTTAGGAACACCATCAATCGCACGACCATTTTCCCCGTCGTGGATGAAATACGCCTCATAGATTCGGTCGACGCATTTATGAACCCAATCGATTTGACCTGATTTCACGAAGTACCGTTCATTGTCCGACCCGGCGAGATACGCCGTGCTGTCAAAATCGTCAGAGATAAACATGTTCCCAAGTTCACGATCCAAGTCCGTAAACTTGACGTAGCACAACCAATTCTCAAGCCATGCGCCGCCAAGCGGATGCTTGATCGGCATCGAGATCACGCGATGTTTCTGCACCATAGATTGCAGAGTTTCGCCCGGTAGAACCGGGTGTATCCACTGAGGATAAAGGCCGTAAGGCCGAATGGTCCCAGCAATAGGAAAATTGGGGCGCCGGTTGTGTCGGGTCTTTTTGCCCTGATCGATAGTAATCATGTTTTTTCTTTCCGAAAAAAGTCGTCCTGGTCAATTGCCAGGACGACGTGAGATTAGAACTTCGCGCGCTTAGGTGCGGTCGGGAAGTTCGCGGGGTTTGGCATCACGGAAGAAGCAGCGCCGGGTTGTTCAAGAACAATTCGCACCACCTGTTGACGAGGGGCCGACCGTGTCCGTCGGGCTGGGGCGCGGCGGCGAGAGCGAGTAGGAGCGCGGCGAGTGCTGCGGCGGCTAGTTTTGCGGCGCGTGTAGGCCATGTTTTCTTTTCCTTCATTTTAGAATGGAACCCCGCCTGTGGCGAGGCCTAAGCCGGTTGGCTTGTCAACGGCCGCGTTAGCGCGACCGATTATTTTATCCTCTATATGATTGTAACCCAAATCAACAAGAAATTGTGGCCAATCTAAGGCGGCGGCGTGGCCTTCGAATGCGAACATCTCAGCCTGTCGCAATAGAGGAATGTTCGGGTTGATACCCGAGTTCTCGAATAAAATCTTAAGCATATCTGCCATCTCACTACCTAGGTCGAGCATGGTCATTAGAACCATGAATACGGGAGATCGGGATTTGACTTCGCGCTTGTTGCGCGCCCGACTGTTCTGATTGAGAGACGTAGTTACTTTCCCGTTAGGGTAGATGTCAATTGCTAGGTTGGGCCGTCCAACTGGATTCCGTTGATTCCGTTGATCCGGATTACGCTTAGGCCGCGATCGCGGCCCTGTATTAGGATACATACCCGGAATTTCCTCGGGATAAAGCGGCTCGTTATAGATGGGAAGCAGTGGCTTCAGGTCCGGTTGAGGCGAACCGACCGGAGGCGGAGTAGGAATAAAAGTCGGGATCGTCGGAATCTCGAGAGGATCGTCACCGGGGAATATTTCTGTGAACCCCCATTCAACGAGGGTTTGAGAGCTTCCCCAAGGGAACTGCTCCCCCCACCATATTTGCTCAATACCGGCTTCGGTGAGGTTAGAAAACACCTCGTCGCGTTGGGTGGGGGATGTAGGCCCTTGAAACGGGTTATCGTACAGAGGGTCCGTTTCTGCGTAGACCACGCCGGGGACCTCAAGGTTGCCGTTCGGCAAGAGGGTCACGCGTGGGTCCGGTCTTTGGGCGCGGATTATTTGGGAACCGACTACCCCGGCAATTACACCGGCAAGTATGCCCGCCGGGGTGATACGACCAGACCGTAAAGCCCTTGTGACAGCGCCACGAGAGCGGCGGCTGGCAGGGCTATTACTGGGCTTGCGGTTAACATTGCTGTTTATACCGCGTTTAGGTGAACCTAGGCCACGTCCCCCCACATCGATGTATGAGGGCGAAGCCGAGGGACGGGGGGCGCCACGGGAGCGGCCTAGTCCTGAACGAACGGAGGGAGAGTTCACCACCATCTTGAAAATCCTTTCAATAAGCTAGATTCCATCCAGTTTTAAACTGGCTGGCGTGGGTTGTTTCCATCACAAACTAAGGAAGGTTTGGTGATCTGACCATAGCGAACGGATGCCCGTATGCGAATGTCCAGAGATTTCGTCGCGTACTTGGTGACGTAGGATGCAAGGCCATTGCTTCCTTCGCGAACGAGGCGGCAGTGAACGATGGACCGCCAACACCCGTCAATAGAACGGGAGCCAATCGGCCCATCGACCTCATGAATGAACAGGTGATAATGGGCCCGGCCATTTTTTTCACCTTTCTCGAAAACCGCGCAGTAGCGGAATTTTCGTCGGCTTGCCTTTCGCAGGCGCTTTAAATAGCGCTGCAAATGCCGGTAAGCGGCATGATCCAAGGCTTTATCGCCTTTGAATCGACTTTGGCTGGCTTCAGCCATGATCCCCGCGAGGTGCGGCGGATCGAAGGTCAGAGTGACCCACCAAGAGCGAGGGGCTTGGTGAATTTCGGCAATAGCGCGGTCGCGCCACATCAATTGCCGGTACTGCAAGCATTTGGAACACTTGCGACATGGAGCGAGCATAGACACTTCCATTCCCCTATTGTGGCCAGCGGCCCGAATAGTGCGGACGACCGTTGGCGGATCGTCACAGTAAGGGGCTTCCCTACTGTGAACCTCGGTTGAGGTTACAGCGTGGCCACGTAGGGCCAGCTTTGCGGCCATCTTGCGAGTGCCGGCGTTTTTGGGGCTTTCGCCAAAAAGCTTTAACAAGATGCCCCCTCAAGACGGTGTCACTTGTGCATATACTTACAAGTCGTCGCTGCGCGACATAAAAAGTTATATGGCGGCCCCTTTGGGCCGATTTTTTTCAAGGTTTTTGGCTGTGGCCAAAAACGACTGCTCAATAGGTACAAACCTATATGAAAACTGAAAAACTGGGAGGGGGGCGGGGGGATGCTATCTGTCCGACCTGTAAGACTCGGACCCCCCCTAGAGCTACATCGACGGGATAAGCTCATAATGGCGGTATGAAGGACATTTGGACATATGTCCAGACCAAGCCATACCGGCGCCGACTCGGGAAGCGAAGAACTCTAGCTCCCGATAAATCGCGTAATACTTGCCGCGCCCAAGTATGGGCGCCAGAGAACCGTTCTCTTGATAACGCGAAAGTAACAATTTTACCCCGCATCCAGAATGGTGATACGCGGTGTAAGGCGGCAGTCGGTCTTTAGCGAATTTCACGGGGATAAACCCCTGCTCGACTGTGATTACCGTGTCGGGCGACATATTCACGCTGTTAGCGAGTAGAACAACACAGGCTGTGAGTTGGGGGTGAACGCCCTCGAGCTTGCTCACCCCCTTGAGGGACCTGAGGTCCCTCATTTGGTCGTGTCCGTAACATGGCCGGAAATGGTGCAGTGAGCCATTCCCTCATAGTAGAGGCCATTGTTAGGAGCAGTCGCGACATTAAAGAGTCCGTTAATGTCCGAAGCCTCTGCATACTCGCCCCGAATGGTTTCAGGGTCAGAGGCGGCTTTC